TGCACCAGTGTTATCAGCTACTTTTAGTATACTTTGTTGTTGAACCATTTTTCTTCTCCTTATCAAATCGCTGGACTATCATCACTGCCGACATCGTATGTTTCAAAATTGTTTGCTTTTGCAGACTCAAAGGTAATTCCACCCTCGCTGTGATCTGACTTCGCCATATTCAAGTAGAAAGCGCACACCGTCCCATGTGCAGTCCACGGCAACCCCACCATAGCCGATAGCCACGGCAGAGAGCCGACATACCCTTTACGGATACAATAGAATGCAAGGAAAATTCCTCCGAGTGTTACCACCCAGAGCAACAGTCGAATATCAGAAATCAACCGCTTGGAATAATCCTTTTTCTTGGCTGTTTTCACGGGCTGATAATGGCTTGCAACACGCTTTCCGTTTTGTCCGAAAACAACCATACTGCCACCCCTTACGCCTTACCCATCATCTGGGCAAAACGGTAGAGAACCGTCACCAGCTGTTCACGAGTCAGGAAGTCCTGCCACATACAGTTGGGTTCTCCGTTAATCTGGGTGCCATTGCCAGCGATTAGGCCAGTAGCCAATGCCCACTCACGCGCTTCCTTGCTGTATGCGCCACTATCGTTGTCTTGCAGATCCTTACGCATTTCACTGAAAAGCTCTTTGAAACGTGTCATATCCATATCCTCATCCTCCATTCCATTATCCGTTTTGATTTTTTCTACCCAATCCAAAGACACCCAGCCTGTACCAGTAAAGCCCCAGCCGTTGTTCTCCTGAGAAATACTGAGCAGAGTGCCCGCCGGATATGTCATGATAATTGAACCGTTAGGATTATCTCGGCAGTTCAATCCGTCTTGAGCAATAACCTTTGCCTGGTAACTCACACTTGTTGGCTTTGACGCCGGTGCAGAACCCAGCAGTGCCGCCACATCATTCCTCGCTGTCTCCATTGACTTCCCAAACTTCGGGAACCAGTGAAGCACATCGCCGTGGTTAGAGCCAAGCTCCAGCCTGCAACTGTCAGCATGGCACAAAATGGTGGGCACTTTCACGCCGTTGACCAGAACCGTCCCATGCGGATCAATGTTGTAGAGCTTACAAAGGTAGGCGGTAATCTCGCACGCCTCCTTGTAGACCTTGTTGAAGTAGTCGGCGTCTGCCAGACCATCTTCACAGATCTCAAACTGAATCCAGCCGTTGTTGCAAGAGCCTTTGCTTCCCGAACCACAGCCCCAAGGCCGATAGTTCCACGGCATAGTCTGGACGGTAGTAACACTGCCATCTGCCAGCTTGCCAATCCAGCAGTTCAAGCCTGCCTGCACAGAAGTGTGGTTCCAGTCGTTCCCGTTGTTGTTCTTGCCAAGCAGTGCCATCAGATTGGCATAGTTCGGATCATCGGCACCAGGCTGCACATAGCGCCGCAATGTAGGATTGTTCGCGCCAGTGCTGTGCCACAAAACGCCTTTGACATCCATTTTCCGAGTGCCCTGATAGCAGGTGCTATGGGTCTGCATACATACCAGGGGCTTGTTGCGCTCTGAATATTTCATAGCGCTCCCTCCTTTCTGAATGGTCATAGCGAACTGGTCATAGTACCTCTGTCCATACTCAGCCCGCTTTTTCTGAACGCCCACACTTTGATTTGCCGGCCTCTCATAATTCAGCAATACAGCGTTGGACGCCTCAAACACGGAAAGAGCCGTCTTCAGCACCGCCAAAACACTGGGGTAACTTTCAGACAGCTCTTTCCAAAGAAAGTCCAACTGCATATTCAGATCGCCGATAGATTTGCCAGAAGCCTTTGCAAAGTTCAGAAGGGCTTGCTTCCGACTCCAATAAGTCCATTGTGCGAGTCCAAAACCCGCCTTGTCCTGCACGAAGTTTGTGTAGGTGCCATTATCCACAGCGGCAACATAGGCGTTGTCGTTCATACCGAGAGCATTTTCATAACTGTTCTGCAAATTCTTGGGGTTAAGGCCGCTCTCAGCAAACAAATTGCCCATCAAACCGGCGATCCCGTACTCGTTCAACCCTTTCGCACGAAAGTAGTCGTGAATTACTTGCTCATTCATATATTCCTCCCTTACAGATCAGAAAGCCCCGTCTGCTTCTGGGCAATGATCTCACCATCAGCAAAATACTTTCCGATTTCTTCCTCATCGTCGATGTCCTTGTATGTCGCAACCATTTCAAGACTGTCCCAGCCGATAATGGTCTTGATTACAGAGTCCGGCAGATTGGCTTTGGCAAGCGAGGTTGTAAAGAAATGCCGTAGACTGTGCCAATACACAGGGATTTCCAGGATAGCGGAGAATGTCTCCGCCCAACTGTTCAGTGTGGAAATCGGAAGCGGTTGTGTAAAATCTTCCTTATTGGGGAACAACCACTCACTTTCAATTCCCAACTCCTGCCGCTTTTCCAGCCACCGATCCAGATACGGCTTAAATGGCTTTGAGAGCACGTAACAAGTCAGCATTTTACCGTTGACACCACGCCCTTTTGTCCTGATTTTCTCAGGCGTTTTGTAAAGTGAACCGTAGATAATGTTTTCGTCATCAAAGTACGATACCTTGAACCGCACCAGCTCAGATTTGCGCCGTCCCGAATATCGCGCCAACGCAAAGCAGCAGGCTTTCTCATACTGCCCGTGTTCTGTAAGGTAGTCCTGGAGTGTGTCGGCCTGCTCATCGGTCAGCACCGTCTTCTCCCTGGTAGGCTCATTGATCGGGTTCTCAATCTTCCGAACGATTGAACGGAAGTTGGGTAGCTCGTCATCCAAAATGGCTTCAATATAGTTGCTGAGAGAAGACAGCGTTGCTTTCAGCCGGCGCACACGCGCAGGTGAGTTTTCGTTGTTCCGCAGCAGCCAGTTTTGATAGGCAACAATATCTCGTTTAGAAATCTCAGGGAAATATTTGTTGTCAGCATTTTGGAGCACCCACACAAAGAAGATGTATAGGTCACTGGTATACGCTTTTACAGTAGACTCCGCCTTGCCAACCGACCTCAGATAGTCCAGGAAGTCATTCATCAGCCGAATGTTCTTTGGATTGATCTGGGCAATCAACTCAGGCGAAGTGATTTTGTTTTGCTTTGTCTTTCGTCCCATATCCCTCACCTCCTATATGAAAAGAGCTGCACCCGAAAAAGGTGCAGCTCTCAAAAGAAATGGTTAGCAAATAGTAGTTTCATTCTGTAATTAGAATGTGTATCGCGGTCTTTCTCCGCCCTCTACCGCATATCGCATCCAGTCCAGCATGACAATCCCCACAGCTGAGGCCGCAATCCAGATAAAATAGAACGGCAAACAAATTTGACCCAGAATATTTCCAAACAAGTGAGAATAATCCCAAATCCCCAGCCCCAGCCAGATATTGAGGATAAGACCAGCTACGAACTCCGCAGCAGTAATCGCTGTAGCACAAATTACAGCCTGCATCCACAGAGGCATACTCCAAGGCAATTCTGCTCCAAACCGCTCCAGCGGAATAGCCAGGAAAATAGCAAGCGCAAACATCGTCCAAGAAATCGTCTCTGGCCTGCCCTGGAATGTCTTCCACGCGACTTCCATAAAGAAATACAGCCCGCCAGTCCACATCCACAGAAGCAGGGACAGCACCCATTTTCCTACCTGTTCTCTTTTCATAGTGCATCCTCCTCCCACGTTCCGGCAATACTGCGAAGACGGTTCAGTTCTTTCAATCTCTCCTCTTCCATAACCTCAGCGCCAAACTGCTCCAACACATAGGCTTGTGCTTTGATGATCTCAGCCTGACGGATGCAAATATCCGTCAGTTCTGAAATCAGTTCAACTCCGCTCATGTAGTCTCACCCAGCCGTGCAACAATGGCCTGCATTTGCGTCTGAGCGACTGCCAGCTTGTCCGCCAGTTCAGTGGCATAAGGATCGGGGAGAGTCATTCCGTACTGAATTGTGGTGATTTCTTCACTGGTTTCCAGTGAATTTACATACGCCTTGAGTGCATTGTGATATGCGGTCTGGGATGTGATGTGGCCTTGGGCCGCAATGTAGATTTGCGCGATCTCCTGTGCAGAATAGACCGTACAGGTGCCGTCATCCGCCTGATAGGGGAACTCGGTGCCTCCCAGCTCAACCACTCGGAATAGGTTGTTGATGTTGCTCTGATCCTCCAGAGCCAGATTGAAGTGATCGGTTCGCTCACCAATCTGCACATCAATACCCGCCACAATGACAGCATTGCACGCTTTGGAGATTTCCAGCAGCTTCGCTGTCCGAATCGTATCAAGCGCTGTGTCACTGCCCAAAATTTCAACAGCGTCCTCCGTAGTGATCCAGCCCTTTTGAATAGCGTTCAGCACACCGACACTGGTTAGAACCTTATCATTGTACAGCTGCGCAATATAGTTTTTGTCCATAGCTCAACCCTCCAAAATGTTTACAATCAGCCCGTCAATAACTTGCTTCTGCTCCGCAACCAGGATGCCTCCGTCAATCTTGGAGATTACTACAGTAGCAACCGCTCCAGGGAGTTCATCTCTGCCAAGGATATGATAAGGTACGCTTTGAATAGAAAGCCCCTGAGCATCTTCTTCCGTTGCGGGCACATAGCAGCCATTCTCGTGTAGGCGAATGAAAACGGGCTGATCTACATAAGCCATTACCGTATTGCCTTTAATGACCTGATACATATAACCACTTCCTTTCAAATATTGATAAGCTCTTTGATATGCCGCAAATCCGCAATAGAGGCAGTATAGAAATCAGGACTCCACAGCCAGAAGTCTTCGTGCTCTTTCCTGCGATACTTCTTGCAAACAGAGTCGTTACCCACCTTATCCCATCTGGTCTGATACTTATTGTCTCTCTTTGTCAATGTAGAGATAATATCAATGGTCAACTTCCCCCGCTCCTCCCACTGGCCGTCATCGTTTTGGGCAAAGTAATCCAGGCCGTTCTGACTGGTTGCAACACACACGGGTTTTCCATCAAGTGTCAAGATACCATCATACGCCTCCAGATGCGTGCCATAGGGAATATTGACTTCACCAGAAATCCCTTTGAACCTGGCTCGTCTTTTTGCAACATAGTTCCTGTGCTCCACAATAAATTCCTCCAAACATAGCAAAACGCCTGAGACATACGCCTCAGACGTTCGTTGTTATTTATTTAAGCTGTTTGCATAAGCTGTTTTTGTTGTTCCAACTTTCTATATTTTTCAAAGATTGCATAATGCAGTCTCCGCAGTCGTAACAGCCTACCGTGATCGTTATAGTTCTTATAGTACGCCGTTTGGCACTCCATGAACTGATCTATCTCAGCAAGTGTCCGTTTGCCTTGCAAATATTCACGATGGAACAACTTCAACTTACGGCGGGCGCTCTTCATCCCGCACCGATTACCGTTGACCTTGATTTTACCCGTTTCCAGCAGAGTGAACCTTGCTTTACAGAAACGGAATCCTTTCGGACTGGCAAGTGGAACGATTTTGCATTTACGCCGATTGACTTGAATACCATATGACTCCATCATTTTTACGATTCCACGAGCAATCTTTTTCAATTCCTCGGTATCAGGAAGGATGATATAATAATCATCCATATAATGGCCGGCACAGTGGATTCCCAACTGACACTTGATATAATTATCAATGGCACTGGGCAACGCCACCATCTCTTGTTGGCTCGGTTCCACGCCTAATGGCATACCCCGCCCCGGAGCAGTAGCTGGGGCGGTAGTAACGATGTAGTCCGCAAACGCTCTAACCTCTGGGTTAAGCATCAATTTACTGTGCCGTTGGTAAATCAACCGACGATTGGCGTTAGGAAAGAATTTCTTCAAATCCATAAGAAACACTGCACCCTCACGCCCATATCGCCGGTAGTGCCACGCAAGCTGTTCTTTAAGCCGACGGAATTGCCAATGCAAACCCTTGTTTTTCTGACTGGCTGCATTATCAACTATCATTCTTGGCTCATACAGTGGAATCAGGATCTTGTTGCTTTCCACCTTATGAATTTGCCGGTCTACGATATGAGGGGCGTCGATGGGGCGAACCTTCCCTCGCTCACAGAGCATAAAGTGAGAACAAGGCTGTGGTTTCCACTTTCCGCTGACCACCATCTGACGCCTCTTTGCCGTTCCAGAAAGCAAGTGCATTTCAAAGTTTTGGGTGCTCTGCTTCCAACGAACGCCCTTACAGCACTCCTTCCCATAGAAGAACATATCGTGGTAGTTGTAGATTTCGTTAAGTGATCCTACCGCATCACTCCGCTCTTGCCTGTTGGCCTGCCGTCGTGCCCGACCGCGGTGGTAACACGCCT